TGCCCCAGTTCCCTAGCCACCTCGTTCAGCGCCCGCATCACCCCGGGCGGAGACCCGCGTGTGACGAATACCTGCGCCCACTCATAGTCCTGTCGTCTCGCCATTACTCCCCCTGTCCGTCATCCGGTGTGCCTTCCATGACCGCGTTGACCGCTATATACGGGCACTGCATAGACACCGTGTAATGCCGCTCCACCAGCGCCGTCGACCGGTTCTGCCTCCAGTCGAACTCGATATCGTCCTCTGTGGGGGCCTGCGGCTGAGACCGCCAGATCCGGACCGCCCCGGTCGCGTACAGCCACGCCGACGCAGTGTCCGGCGGCGTATCCGGCTCGACCGGGTCAGGCGTGCCCGGCGCCACAGACCAGTAGCCCCGCCCGAACGCAACACCGGTACCGATCTCAGTGGTTTTCCGCGGCCCGTCCTCTGTCAGGTAGTCATCCAGCCACGGCCACGTCCATGACGGTGCATGGATGACACCGGCGCCGCCGTAGTCCCGCATGCCCCACTCAATCAGAGATAGAGCCCGGTCGAGCGGCACCGGGTCAGTACCCGCCGGCAGGACCGGCGCGAAATCGGTGTCGAACAGGTGCCAGTCGGCCAGGGCCGTGTACCCGTCCGGTGTGGCCGGACGCACCTGTAGCTCTATGTCACCGCCGCCGCCGGGCGGACCGATCAAGTACGGCGACGCACCGCACATACCGGACAGCACCGCGCGTTCTACCGCGGCCCACTCGAGTGCCTCGAGCCGCTCGAGCGCGCGTCTGCGGGCGTTGGCGATCGCGTCGGTCCCGAAGCACGGCGGGCCTGCCGCGACCACGGTGAACGGGCTCGACGTCACCCATTGCTGTCCCGGCTGGTCGGCGAGCTTGTCGCCGTCCTGGGCTTCGCAATCATGCGACCAACACGAGAGGCGACCGCAGTCATTGACCTCATGCTCAACGCCCTGTAGCGAGTAGCGGGGCCGCGCCGTGTCCGGCTCGGTTGTGACGGTGGCCTGCGTTTGCAGCCCATATTGGCGGCGCCGCCCCGGCGGTACCGAGGCTCCCGGCAGATACGCGGGCGGCCCTGTGATTGATGCCATCGCGGTGCCCCTACAGGCTCGGGCAGGCGTACTCGAGCTGCGCGCCCGTGGCCCCGTTGGGGCACAGAGGCAACTCAACCAGCCGGGCCTGGTAGCAGCGCGGAATCACAGCATAGGCGTCCTCGATGAACATCCGCAGGTGCTTGTTCTGCTTCACCAACGCGCTGTCGTAGAGCCCGTTGATCGTGATCACATTAGACCGGCCCATGACGAATGCGCCTTCGGCCCACACCAGCATTTGCACGGTCTCAGGCCACGTGCCGGACTCGATGGACGTCTCCGAACCGAACCCGTCCGGGTCGACCAAGCCATCCTGCCAGTTCCGCACCCAGGACATCTCGATACCGCGCACCCGGAACCATTCGGCTATCTGCTGGTCGGTGATGCCGAGCATGTTCGGCCCGTTGCGTTTGGCCAGGTCAGACCGGATGATGCCCGGAACGAAATCCGGCAGCATCGCGCGGATCGTGTGAGAGTACGACAACCGCTCTTGAGACGAGATCTGCTTGGCGATGAACTCCGCGGCCGACAGGGTGCCCTCAGTCGCGCCGTGCGGTGCACCGGTCTGGTACATCAGCGGGTCACCGGCGGCCTCCACCATCTGGTTGATGACGTTGGCGGCCATGAGGTGCTCGTACCCGATAAGCAGCCGGTCGACCTGGTCGGCCACCCATTCCGGGTAGGTCCGGTTGGTCAAGATGGATGAGATGATGCACAGTGAGCAGACGCTCTCTCGGTGCTCAACGAAGTTCGGGCAGCCGAGCTCGGCGCAGGGCTTGTCCTCTTCCCGTTCCATGGCCTCTGCCTCGGTCTGGCAGAGCACGCCCTGACCGAATAGGTCGGCGAGGCTGGGGGTTTCGGGGTATCGGACACCGCCGCGCTCGATGACGACCGTGGGCAGGCTGAGGATGCCGTCAAGCGACGGCATGGCACAGAAATCGTCGTACATTGTCACGGACGGTGAGCACCAGCCGGTGTTGGCGAACTGCTGGCGGAACGACTTCGCCTCATCCGGGCTCATCCCCGCGAACTGGGCGGGCAGACTCTCCGACGTCGACTGCGGAACATTGGCGGCCAGAACCGCCAGATCAAGCGCTTCCTCGATCTGGTAATCCGTCATTTTCCGGCTGATCCGCGGCACCTGCCACGTGTCATTGGCGCGGAACTGGATCAACTGCCGGTCAGCGCGGCCACCCCGCCCCTCGAGGCGGCACATCTGATCCGCTATGTACTTGCCCATGGACTCACGCGTATCGATCTGACCGGGCCCCGCCTCAGCCAAACTAAATGCGGAGTATGCGGACCCACCAGGTGCCGCCTGGCCGCGCCCACGCGGCAGGTATTTGCCGGTGACATCCACCATCTCGCCACTGCGGGTGCGGCCCTGGCTGGAAAACTCGACCGTCCCCGCGTCGCTGGGCGCGCCGGCGGTCACCAGCTCCCGCCCCTGATCTGTGTCCACGCTGCCGTTATCCTCTCCTGTCTCAGGCGAGCTACCGCCGCCGTCGTCGCTGTCGTTGCTATCGGTGCCGCCGTCGTCGCCGCCGTCGTCGCTGGTGGTGGCAGTAGGGGCAGCCGGTTCGACCGGAGCCGGTTCCCGTGGTGCGGCGGCTGCCGCGATATCGGCCAGGACAGCCACCATTCCCGGCGTCACCGCGGGATCGGTGTCGACACGCGACTCAGCATCCGCGACCGCGGCGGCCACATCGGCGCGCACACTGTCCCGGTCCATGCCATGGCTGTCTATGGCGGCATCGAGTGCGGCGCGCCGCACCGGCTCCGGCATATCGCTCAGCTGCGCGGCGATGTTTTTTAGCTGGTCAAGGCTCATGATTGCCTCCCCTTGGGTTGCTTCTTTTCGCGGCGGTGCTTGATGACTCCGCCGCATTTGGCGGCGGCGATGGCGGCTGCGGTGCGGGCGGCGGGACCGCCGCGGCGCTCGTAGGTCGATCCGTCAGGGCAGGTCGCGGTGTACACGTCCTCCATGCCGCTCTCCGGCTTGGCAAGCGGTTGCCGCGCGTACCTGGGCGTACTCCCGCCACCGCCGCCTGTGCATGGCCTGCACACCATTACCGGTCACCACCATCGATCAGGCCGCTTGTCCGCAGCCGGGTGATCGCGTCACGGGCGGCCGACATGCGCTGAGCCTCCGTGGCGGCCTGTGTCTGCGCTTGCGTGACCGCCGCAGTCACAGCCGCTGTCACCGCATCGACGATTTCTGTGATCGATGCTTGGCTGATAGTCACCCCATCGTCGGTGGTGTCGTCAGTGGTGTCGCCGGTGTCCGGCTCCGGCATCGGCATACCGGCATCGCCTGACTCATCGGCCATACTCTCCGTCCTCTCATCGATAGTCGGGTCATCGAGGGCGCGGGCCGCGCGCTCGTACAGCGTGTCGATACGGGCCCGCACACGGGCGCGCCCGTCAGCGGGGATATCGGCCTGATCGAGGCGCCCGGCCGCAGCGGCCAGGCCCCGGTACACCGCGCGCAACTCCCCATCAACAATGTCGGCGAACCCGAGCTTGTAGGCGGCCTGCGTCGTGGGGTCCGCGCCGGGCACGCGCCACAGGAATGCTCTGGCCATGCGGTCGCCGTCGCCGTCGGCCCATTCCTGTACGCGGCGGGCGGCGGCGGGCCCGTCCCACGCGTGTTCGCGGGGCGCCCACGGCAGGTCAACATCACCAACCACCACGAACCTGTCGGCGGCGACGGTGGAGAACCGGACGGTTTCGCGCCACACCGGTGTCGCGGCGGCGGCGGTGAACTGCTGCTGCTGTGACCTCAGCTGCTCCACGGTGGTGATCTGGGCAGGGTCACGCACGATGGTGATGCGGGACTCGGCGAATGCGGAATCGGGGACGAGCGTGTACCCCATGAGCCGCCATGTCCGGTAGGCCGGCACCTGGGTGCCGTCGCTCAGCCGCTCCCACGTGCCGCCATCGGTCTCCAAATCAGCGCTACCCCACCCCAGGAATCCGGCATCGATTTTCCGGGCAAGCTCACGGCCACGCGGATCATCCAGGTCAAAAACGCCGGATGCGTAGAGGCCGTCATCCTGCTGCCATACGCGGGTGATGGTGGCGAGCCCCTGGATGGCGCCGTCATGGCCGTGGCTGCGGTGCTCCTGGAATGTCACGGGAATGGGCAGGTCCCGGGCGAGCTCGTAGGTGGTGGGGTAGACGACGCGGGGGTCACCTACGGGGGTGTGCATGCCGTACGGCATGATCATGCCCTGCCATCCGGCTATCCCGGTGGTGATGTCATCGGCTGTCGCGGTCGGCACGGCCCCTCCAAACAGACTGTACTGTGATCATTACACGGACTCGTGTTGTCGGGTGAGCATGGACACGTACTCATCCTGGGCGGCCCGGGCCTCACCCGGGCTTAGGAGCAGCAGACTGCAACGGCAATTGATCGTCTCCTGTGGAGGCCCGAGCGGATCGGCCGGAAACCGAAGCTGAGCACCCCCCACCTCAAACCGCGCGCCCGGCGGCTGAACCTGGCCATGCGCCAACGCATGCGACGGCCGCACCCGGCTATCCAGCGACGACCACCACTGCCGCCACACCGCCACACCCGTCACCTGGGACCGGTACTGCGCGTACGCCTCCACACCCGCCGCGACCGCGCCCGCGGTCTCAGTGCGCGCCACACGATCGGCCCGCCACTCCCATTCCCGACGTGACCGGTCTGTCGTCTCCTGCAGATCACGCAGCCTCGCCCGCAGCGCCGCTTCCTGCGCGGCCGGTACTCCGGCGTCTATGCGGGCCCGGATACGGGCTATCTGCGCCTCGGTCGACCGTGTCAGCGATGTTATGTCAAGTGCATCACCGACGCGCTCGCGTAGACCCCGGGCATCATCACCGGCGGCCAGGCCCTCAGCCAGGCGCGCCTGCACTATCGGCCAGGCCTCGCGCGGCCAGTCACGCAGCCGCGACGGCACATCCTCAAGGTGCTGCTGCGCCAGGTCGAGTGAGTCGATGGCGACGATGTCGCCGGGCAGGCGCGGTATCGCCGCCACCGCGTCGGCCAGGCGCGGCACGACACGGGCCCGGATGATCCGGTCCCACCGGGAATCGATATCGGCGGGCCACGCCTGCATATCCGGGGCGCCCTCGGCGGGCATGATCGCGGCCCGGATGATGTCCAGCAGCTCCCGGATGGCGTCGCGGACAGCGGTGTACACCTGCTCTATCGCGGCCAGTAGATAGCGCTCGGCGTCGCGGCCGCTGCCCCACGGGTACGGCATCACGTGCTCCCGTTCACCCGTGCCGGCGGGGTGGGGAATGCGGCGGGTGCGGGCGTGACCGGGGCGTTCAGGTTCCGGACCGGCTGCCGTGATGTGGATGATCGTGGGGTGCTGGTCTGGGCGGGTGCCGTCGTTGCGGTGGTGCCGCGTGCCGGTAGCCCAGCGGGCTCACGTACCTCATCCGGGTCGATCAGGTCGACACCTCCGGCCTCCCACAGGGACAGTGCCAGGCCGCTCTTATCCGGGTTCTGCGTCAGGGCGGACGCGTCCCACCACACCATGTACCTGTGCCAGTCCGGCATCTCCAGCTCGTCCCGGTAGTACCGCCACAGCCAGTGCTGGGTGATGACACGGCACATGTGGGTGATCTCGGGTCCCATGTGCACCCGCACCCCGTCTTGTCCAGTGTAGAGCGCGTTCCAGTGATTCGTGTCCGTGAATCCGGTCACGGCCTCTACCGGGGTGTCCATGCCGACCGCGATGCGTGTCCCCATGGCCTGCATGATCTCTATCGCGCGCTGATCGTAGTCGCTCGCGAACTGTTGATAATGGACCTGTTCGGCCGGTGGCCGGTCAGACGTGCCGCGCATCACCAGCGGCATCCGGGCGCGCGCGGACCGCCGATGCTGCATATCCCGAGCACCTTTTTCGGTCAGGGCCCACACGTCAGGGTCCGCGCCGGTGTCTGGCGCTGCGCCCGGCACACCCACGTCATCGGCCAGTATCAGCAGGCCCGCACCCGTCAAACGCGACAGAGCGGTTGCATTGACGGAGTCTGAGACGTGCATGAGTGTCTCGGCAGGCTCAAGAATGCCGGCGACGGGCGAGTCGGGCCGGTCCCGGTGCTCAGCGTCACCGATCGAGTCATGGATATAGAGAGTGTCCGGTTCGGTCGCGACCGTCCCATCCTGGGCGATGGTGATGTCACGGGTGATGGTGCCGCGTGGTGTCGGCCACCGCAGGGTCAGCCGGTCTCCGGTGGGGGTGCCGCGGTCGGCTCGAGAGATGATGCGCCACTGCCAGACGCGGGGTATCCCGTGCTCGGCGGCCTCATCCGTGGTGGGCAGGACGGCGGTGATGTAGGCGCAGTCTGCGACATTCAGCAGCCGTGACCACTGGTGTAGCAGGTCAGGGCGCTGGGTGGCGCCGCCGAGTAGCTGCCGCAGCGGCCGGAGCAGCCGTTCGTTCTCGGGCTTGTCGGCGATGGGGGCCGGTTCGCTGCCGTCCTCGGTGACGCGGCCGACGAACAGCCGCATGCGGGATATCGCCGACGCCTTGTACCGCACGGCTTGCCGTACCTCTGGGACCCGCCGGTACAGCTCCCACGCGTCGTGTTCCCACCCGTACACGCTGGTGGTGGTGCGGGCGGTGTCGATGGTTTGCGGGCGGGTGGTGCCGATGGTGCCGGACCGGTCCCCCCGAATGCGGGCAAACGCCTGCCGCCAGCGTGATCGGATACCCATCAATTCCCCTCACCAGTACCGTCGCCGTCTCCGTCGCTGATCTCTACGGCGCCGTGCGTAGCGGCATACACCGATATAGCGGTGTCCCGTGTCTGCGTCACCCACCCGGCTATCCCGGATACTGTCCCGTACGCGAGGTTGGCGGCGCAGGCCGCGGCTATCCACGCGATGATCTCTATGGGCGCCCCGGTACGGTCGGGCCACGCTAGCCAGGTGATGGCGTAGGCGGCGAGCATGATCCACCAGCCGACGCACCACACGCAGGACACGAATTTCTGCGCGTGCTTGTTGGTGATGCGGTCCCGCACCGGGTCTAGGATGGTGTCTCGCGTGACGAGGCGCGTGGCGCGGGCGCCGATGAGTCCGGCCACCACCATCACTAGCCACTCTGGGTACATGCTCCCATACTACGGTCACAGGTCCCACTGTGCGCGCGTCACCGTGCGGGCACGCCGCGCAGGCCGATAGATATGCGTGACACCCCACACCATCGCGTCCATCGCATCCGGCGAGTCCGCAGACCCAGGCTGGTACGTCTCCAGCTGGTCTTGTAGCGCCATGAGCCCCGGCGACATCGTCGCCTCGCCAGATATCAGCATTTGCGCCGCCGGTGACGCCCGCGTGATCTTGTGCTTCGTCGCGGTCACTGGCGTGATCATCGGTGGGGGACGGTCCGTCGCTCCGGTCCGGACCGCACGGGACCACGCCGACCGGATGACCGACTCGACCGCGCGGCCGCCCTTGTTGCGTTCGTACACGATCTCGTCGATGTCGAGGGTCGACGCCAGCTCGACGACACGCTGCGACCACGTATCAACACTGCCGTGCATGGTGTAGTCCGCCATCACATGCACGTGCCCCGTCCGAGTGCGCACCACATGGCTGATACCCGTCGCGTCATGCCCGGTCGCATCGAGGTCATCGGCGTCGGCCGGGTCGACCGCCAGCACAGACCGGACCACCTCGGCGGCGGCCGGCGGCGCAGCAACCGATGCCCTGACCTGCTCACTCGTCATAAGCGCCGTCTCACCCAGCCTCGGGTTCGCCTGGCACAGGGCCGCGAAATCGCGCGGGTTCATGCCCGCGCGCTGCTCTTCCCACCACGCCTTTGCAGCATCACCGGATAGGACCGTCCCGTCAGGGGTCACCCGCTCGAGCGGCTCCCCCAGTGCCCGCCCGAGCGGGTCATCCGGTGAGTCGGCCAGGGCCGGCAACCGGAGGTTGATCCACCGTCCCCCCTCATCTACCGTCCCCAGCCGGGTCAGCAGGACCCGTGACGGCTCAAGGTGGTGCCAGAGTGTGCAGGTCATGATGACGGGTACGCCGGGGGCGCGGCGGGAGATCACATCAGCCGATAGCGCGTTGAGCAGACGTGACCGTTCCCGCGCGGAGTCGGCTTCGGCACGTGATTTGAGGTAGTCGTCGATGAGGATGACACCGGTAGCGGAATGCCCGGTGATCCCGCCGCGCAGCCCTGACGAGTAGACACCGCCCCCTGACGTGAGGCGCCAGTCCTTGGCGCGAGCGGTGCCCCGCTGCACCGACGCGCCGAACAGGTGCCCGTACCGGTCGACCAGGCGTCGAATGCCGCGGCCGCGATCGGCCGCGAAATCATCGTTATACGACACGATGATGATGCGGTGGTCAGGGTGGCGCAGCAGCCACCAAAACGCGGTCCACTCAATCACCGTCACGGTCTTACCGACCTGGGGCGGGGTGTTGACCATGAGCCACGGCCTGGTCTCGGGTGTGGCTCGGTCGATGCGGGCGATGGCGTCCGACGCCAGCCGGGTATGCGCCATGAGCCGGTACCTCGGGTCGAGCACGTCAGCTAGGTACGCCGGCCCGGACTCCAACGCCAACAGCAGCTCAAGCTCCCGGGCCTCCCGGGCATCCAAATCAGTCATGCCTGCTGGTGTCGTGCAAGTAGCTGCGCCAGACGCGCCGTGCGCAGCTCCGGCTCAGGCACGATCTGGGTGCTGGTTTCGTCCGGCGCCGCCAGGCGTGAGTACGCGGTGATCACCGCTTTGATCAGGGATATCTCACCGGATGTGGGTCCATCAGCCGCTTCGATCCCGTCGATGATCTGCTGTGCCTTCGTGATCGCGGTCATGGTGAGGCGGTTGGCGCGGCGGTGGAGTTCGGCGCGTGCGTCAGTAATCTCGTCGCCCGATTGATCGGCTACACGCTTATTGATCTGCTGGTCCCATGCCTGCGCGCGAGCGGACCATTCGTATCTAGACGAGACGTTCCGCAGTGTTGCCTGCTGGACACCGGCCTGCTCGGCGACCGCGCGGATCGATCGCGCGCCCGGTCCCATATCTCGGTAGGCGCAGAACCGCTCGTATTGGAGACCAGGTTCATCGTCGCGTTGATCCCACGGGCTCCTATCTGGTGTGGCTGGCATGTCATGATTGTGTCATGCGTAGGTAACGCCCCGGCTATAATGCGCGAGGCGTCATACCGGCGAACCTACTCTCCCTGGGTGTCAGCATCCCCGTCGTCAGCGCCGCAGCAGTTATGCCCTTGTTGGCGCCGAGATTCCAGACGCGCCCGGTATAGCCAATCGGCGGCCTCCATCACCCGCGACACCGCCGTGCCCAGAAAATAGTTGTCGAGGCAGATCGTGGGCGGGATCAACTCAAGTACGTCTATGACCGCGGTCAGCAGGATTCGCTCAATCAGGTCATCCGCTGGCGAGGCATCCTGTATCAAGGCCCCCAGCAGAGGGGCTATTCCGGGGGACTTGTCTGTGCCGCGATCCTGGTAGATCTGCATGATGGCCTCTATGAGGTCGTCACGTGACCGTGCCCGTGGGTGATCCTGCTGCCCGTGGCTATCAGACATGATGTGCTGCATGAGGTGCTCCATCATCTCAGTCACCTCGGGTGGCGCCTCGCCCATGTATTGCACGGTCACATCTGGGCCGTCGGCGGCCGGGGTGTTGCAGGGACATTCGGGGATCTTGCAGCCCCCGTCGTCATCGTGTGGCGTGTTGTCAGTGTTCATCCCCTTGTTCCTACCACGACAGGGGGCGGGGGCGGAGCCACGGGTGTGTAGCTGGCCGCCCCCCGATCGGGAGAGAGGACCGCTCAGACGCACGGGATGGACGGTCCTCAGCAGGATGCCTCGCGCTGCTGTGTGCAGGCTAGCAGGTCACCCGGCTATGCACGTGCATTCGCGCGTGCATCTTTCAGGTTGTGCTTATAGATCACGTAGTCGTCACGGTCCTCTGAGAGAGGGTGCTGTAGGGCCACCCTGACTGAGTACTGACTGACCTCTACATTCAGTGCAGGGCTCCAGTCCGTCAAGCGCTCACACGCCTGTAGGTCACCTTCACCGGCGCGGATGCCTGCCTCTATGACCTCTGCCGCGTCATGCACGTACGTGCGCAGATACGGTGTGGCGACATCCCTGCGGAACGCTCGGTGGGTGACCAGCGTGTCTACGGCCAGCTTGACCGCGTGATGCGTGGGAGTGCTGCCCAGTCGCTCCCACCTGATTGCCTCCTCGGCGCCGCAGCGGGGGCATGTGACGCTGGCGGCCCGCAGGTTGAGACTGCCTGGCACCACGCCCTGAGACGGGGTCTCCATGTCCTCTGGGTACCTGTGGTAGCAGGTAGTGCATCCGGGGAGTGGGTCGGCCCAGGCCACTACGTCATGACGCATGGTGCCGAGGTCGTCGCGCCAGTCGATCCGCTCTACGTGGATGTGGGGTGGTAGCGCGCCAGCGGGGCGGGCCATGATGGCTATGGGCATGCCGTAGTGGGTGACGGTGACGGTGCCGCCGGCCAAGATGTGATCGAACACGGGGTTGGGGTCTCGCCGCAGTTCCGTTTTGGTGGTGGTCATATCAGTGTGCATGAGTCTAGTGTTGCACACAATCTAGCTGCTGTGTAGCCCAGGTGGCTTGTGGGAACTTTTTCCCACAGGAACCCATCCGGCAACGAAAAAGCCCCCGGAGCGGGAGACTGCTCCGAGGGCTCATGCACACGTGCCGACTGTGGCTCACCCACTATACGAGGACCCAGTAGACATCGCCGTCCGTGCCCCGCGACCGCGCCTCGCCACGGTCCCCCAGGTCCTCCACGACCGCGAGTGCATCCGGGTCGAGCGCGATGAGGTCCGATACCGGTACGCCACGCTCGCCCGCGCCATCCAATAGTGTGATCACGTCATAGCCAAGTGCCATTGGCTCATCATACGGCCTGCCATTTACCGGTCTCAATCTTTTTGACGTGTCCCTCATCGGCCAGGCGCGCCAGCGACGTCGCCACCGTCTGCGCTGAGTACCCGAGGGCGCCGACGACCTGCGCGTTCAGCACGGTGGCGCCGTTCTGCGCCCGCACGTAATCGAGGATGCGCGCGATTTTCGAGGTCCGCTCCCGATCGGCGAGTACGCTCACTCCCGGTGTGGCGGGCTCGGCGGTGCCGTCGGCTATTCTGCCGAGCCGGTCCCGCCACGCCGCCACGTCGACACCCAGCCGCTCAGCCGCCGCCGGGTCAAGGTCCGGCACCACGTCCTGGGCGAGCCGCAGTGCCTCGGACCGCGCCAGGTCATCCGACAGGTACGGGAACCGGGCGTACCCGTTGGGCAAACCGAACGGAGCGGCGGTCGCGATCGCCGCCATACCGTGGGTGGGCTCATTGTTGATCATCTGGGGGATCCCGTACGGGTCGGGCGCAGTGGGGGGAAGGATCATGCCGCCGGTGAGCTGCGATCCGGTACGGAGACTGATGCGGTTAGCCGAGGTCAGGTTGTCTCGGATCGCCTGCTGCCCGCCGATCTCCTCGAGATTAGGGGTTTGTGTTATCAGCATGATCCCCATCCCGACTTTGCGCCATGTCTTCGCCGCCTGAGCGACCAGCATGCGCATGAACTCCCCGAACTCGGTCTTGTCCTGCAACGCGACATGTGCCTCATCAAGCACGATCAGGATCATCGGGCGGCCGTGTTTTTCGAGCATGGTGGGGACGTCCCACCCGGATGTTCCGGTGGAGGCCAGTAGGTCACCACGCTCAGCGGCGACCGCATCAAGCGCTTTCCACACCGCCGATATCTCTTCAGTGTCGCGGGCTATCACCGGCGCTACCCCGTTCATGCCGCCCCATGCCGGGAGTGACGCGCCCCGCTGCGGGTCGCAGATCACCGGTACGACGTGCCCGGTGGCGGCGGCCTGCGTGATGATCAGCTCAGTGGCACGTGATTTGCCGGACCCGGTGGTGCCGGCGACGAATGTGTGCGCGGCGCCGGAGCCGGGCTCCCACACGCGCATCTGCGGAACCTCACCGTCCGCGCAGACCGCGACCGGTACGGCACCGTTGTGCTGTACCTGCCACTCGGCGGGCCGGTAGGTGATGGCGGTGCCTGTGGCGGTTTTGGTGAGGATGGTGACCTGCATGCGGTCCTCTGTGTGATCCGGTGCATATCCGGTGATGACGTGGAGGGCCGTGGTTTTGTAGGCGGCCGCGACCCGAGCCTTGATGTCCTGTTTGGTGAGCAGGGTGCTGGTGGCGGGACCGAGTTCGGCGAGTTCGACGGTGCCGCGCCACCCGGCGCGGTCCATGATGGGCCCTAGGTGGCCCTCTGGTGTGAGGGAGTGCCCGTCGACGCGCTCGATTCGGGTGAGGGTGGAGCCGGGGATGGGGCCTTTGGTGGGTGCGACGCGGCGTGACCATATTGCTCGGGCCCGCTCGCTGGCGCGTGCCGGGGTATCTGCGGAGTCTGTGGCGAGCGCGGTCCACCAGCTGGCACCGGCCGCGAGTGTGGTGAGTGCCCAGATACCGGGCATGGGTACGCCGGGACCGATATTGGCGGTGAGTGTCCCGAGTGCGCCACCAATACCGGTGGCGGCCCAGGTGCCGAGGGTGATCGCCCGCTCCCGCGTATCCAGCTCGGCGAGGCGGGTGCGGGTGGGGAGGCCGCGCCACCGGTACGCCGCCAGCCCAGCGATACCCGTCGCGGCCAACGTCACGGTACCGGCGACCGGTTGTCCCTGCTGCGTGATGGCGATGTAGTGCTCTGCGGTGGCGGTGCCGTACATGCCGGTGGCTATATATATGGGCGCGAGCGGCACCCGGTGCTTCCACCCGTGTTTGGCGATCCACTTGGTGGCTTTCCACGCGTACTTTCCGGCGGCGCGGGCGGCGCGGCGGCGTGGTGTCATGCCATGGGCAGCCCCC